ACCCACGCGGCGACGGCCGCCGCGCCCGTCCACTTGGTCAGGTTCGGCAGGTAGACGGTGTTGTTGACGACGGCGGGCAGCACCGGCGCCGGGAGGCCCGTGCCGCCGAGCGCGACCGGCGCGGCCGGGGCGACGAACGATGCGAGCGTGTGAAAGCCCGTCGCGGTCGCGATCAGGATGCGCGGCGCGTTGTTGAGGTAGCCGGTCCAGACGAACGTCAGCGGAGCGCCGATCGCGGCGGAGAAGTACTTGGTCCCGCCGCGCCGGTAGACGTCGCCGTCGTCGTTGTAGAGGGCGTTGATCGCGTTGGCGAGGCCGACGCCCGGCTGCACGTCGGGCGCGACGCCGCGCAGCACACCGGCACCGAAGTCGTCCTGACCGACGCGCGCGAGCCCGGTCATCCGACCAGCCGGATCGGGGTGCCGCCTCGCCCGACATGCCCGTGACGGCGGCGCTTGAGGCGTTGGATGCCGTCGGCGAACTTCGCGTCGAAGTACCCGGCGGAGTCAAAGCGCTCATCCATCCGCGCGAGCCCGACAGCAATCGCGCCGTCGGCCAGCACGCCCTGAAGGTCGGTCGGGAACGGCGGGCTTCCGCCACGGTTATCCGGGACGTCTGAGAGGAAGCGCATGACCACGATCGCGGGCGCGCTCGGCGGCGGCCAGAGCTGGAGGTAGTGCGCGCCCGCCGCGTCCCAGCTCTCCGCATAGACCGGGGAGCGCTGGTTGGTGTCGCGGGCGACGTCCACGCCGCCCGGCGTCGAGCGTTTGAACGGCAGCGTGCCGACCGTGATCGCCTCGACCTTGACCAGCCCGTCAGGCAGCGGGTAGGTGTCGGCGCCGGGGTCCGTCGCCCCCCAGCTCGTCTGTTCGACCAGCCAATCGGTCTCGGCGTTCAGCACGCGAGCGCGGTCCAAGATCCACTCGTAGGCCTGATCGTCTGAGACGTCGATCTGAGCGCGGACCGCTGCAATCAGATCGGCGTACGTCATCCGGCGACCGTCGCCTTCTGACCGACCTTGCGTTCGCTGACACCGGAGCGCACGAGCACGCGGCGGCAGACGTCCATGATCACCATCCGTTCCGGCCCGTCCTGCTCGGCCTGAAGGATCTCGCGCACCCGGTCGGTGTCAGCGGTGGCCAGCTCGGCGAGCAGGTCGGTGACCTCCGGCAGGTCGTCGGCGCTCATCTCCCAGATGCCGGGCGAGTCCGGCGCCGACGCGCGAGAGCGCACGTAGGCGATCGACTCGGCACCGTTGACGGCGCACCGATGCTCCTTGAACTGGTGGTAGCGGCCCGGCCGCATCCCGATCTCCCGGCCGTTGGAAAACTCGGGGTGTGCTGAGCGCTCGACGACGAGCAGCTCGGCCCGCAGACTCGCGAAGTGGGCAACGTCGGCTTTGGCCACGTGAACCCTCCGTTCTGTAAGTGGACCGGTCAGACCGCATCGACCGGCAGAGGTGATGTACGGTTTCTGACGGCTGGTCGCTGAGTGGGCCTACGCGTTCGCGCGTTCGCCCTCACACCCTCAGCGGCCAGCCACTCAGAACGGGCTCAGATCAGGCGGAGCCGGTGATCCCGGTCACGACGCCGCCGGTCTTCTCGAGGTTGACCTCGAGGCCCATTTCGGTCAGCCACTCATCGCGGCGCGTGTCGGCGTCAGGCGCTTGGATGTTGGTGTTGACGTGGCTGTCGCGGTTGGCCTTGGAGTTCTGAAGCATGCGGTACTTCAGATTCCCCTGGTCGTAGGCGACGAGGACGCCGCCGTACTTGGCGCCCTCCAGCTCCCAGTTGGTGACGAGACCCAATTCCCCGAACGGGGAAACGAACGTCGTCACGTTGATCCCGTACTTCTTCTCGGTCTGCGAGATGCGGACCTTCGACATCGGGAACGTGTTCAGCACCGACGTGGCCAGCGGCGAGCCCATCAGCACCTTGCGCTTGGCGCCGTACTTGAACAGCGTGCGCGACCAGGTGTTGAACTCGGCCTCCGAGAAACCGCCGCCCGCGTCCATCTGGTTCGTCTTGATGAAGTAGAAGAGACCGCCGGTGGTCCGCATCGGCTGGCCGTTGGAGGCCGTGACCTTCGTCGGCACACCGAACAGCAACGTCCGCTCGATGTCACGCTTGTGCTCGATGCCGACCTTCGCCGCCTGGTAATCCCAGTCGTGCGGGTCGGTCTCGTTCTCGGAGCTGTAGGCGGTGCCAGTCAGCTCCCACGACCGGCGCAGGATCTGCGTGTTGTTGGTGACCGGCGACGGGTTCACCGAGACCGGGATGCGCGACAGGTCCCCCTCGGGCTGCGCCGAGCCCGCGATCAGAACCTCGTCGGCGTCGACCAGGGCGACGGCGGGCGTGCCGCGCGTGACCGTGATCGCGTTGACGTTGATGGACTCCACGCGCATCTGCTCGCCGGTGCGCGTGGCGATGATGATGTCCGCCGGACGGAACTTGGTGCCGGTCGCGACGTTGAACGTCGCGGCGACGCCACCGGCACCGACGACGGAATCGAAGCGGGGGAGGACGTCGTCCTCGAGCGCCTTGAACTCCGGCCACCCGGTCTTCATCTTCGAGAGCTGCTGGAGGAACGTCGTAAACGGCGTCTCGTCCGGGACAAGCATCTTGATCTTGTCCGACATCTCGATGTACTTCTGCTCGGGTGCGAGCTGTTCGGTGCCACGGGTCCCGATGATCGGGGGCATGGCGCCTCCTTCCTTGCGCCCCCGTCAGGGAGCTTCAGATTTGTGGTCTGAGGCGCTCGGCGGCCTTGACGATGCGGTCGCCCCAGTCGGTCTGAGGCTTCGCGCTCGCGCGCCCACCGGCGCCACTTGCCGACTCCAGCTCCACGCGCCGGGCCGCTTCGGCCTCGGGCGCTTCGGGGGAGCGGAAATCGCTCTTGTAGACCCACTCGATGAGGTCCACGAACTCGGGCTTGTCGATCAAGTCCGGGTTGTGCTGCTGCGCCCAGCCGATCGCGGCATTGAGCACCGCCGTGCCGACCTTCTGATCGGCCAGCTCGGGGTAGCTCTCCTTCAGATCCTCGTAGTCGGAGTCGCGCTGGCGGATCTGAGCGGCCTTCTCACGCGGCGCCAGAGCTTCCTGGACCTGTGTGTTGACCAGCTCGCGGATCAGCGCCTGAGCGCCCTCCTCGGTGAGGTCGCCGCCGTCGTCGTAGTAGAGGCTCTCGTCCTCTTCCTCGGCGGGCGGGGCGGTCAGCGCGGCCATCTGCTGCGCCATCTGCTGCTGCGTGGTGGCGACCTCATCCATCCGGCTGAACAGCCGGTCAAAGTCGGGCGCCGGGGCGGGCGCGACCTCGGACGGCGCTGCCGTCTGAGGCTCAGCCGCCGGGGGCGGTGTCTCGGGCTGACCGAGAGCGGACATCTAGTTCTCCTTACGTCGCACGCGCTCGGCGTGCTCGAGATAGGCCTCCGCCGCCACACGGGCTTGGCGGAGACCGGCGAGAAAGCCGAGCAATCGTGCGTACTCGGCCTGATCGAGCACCTTGCCTTCGGCACCGGCGCTCGCGAACAGCAAGCGGTTCACGGCCTCGCCGTGCACCGCGTCAAGCAGCTCCTCCAGCAACGCCCAGCCCGTCGAGCCGAGCAGTTGCCGGACCGCGTCTGACTCAGACGGGAGCGTGTCTGAGTCGCGGCGTCTGAGATGGGCCAGATACGGCAGTTGCTCAGCGCCCACGGCGCTTAGCCATCCGCCGCTTGAGGTCCATCGGGTTCGGCAGGAACGCCGGGGAGCCCTTCAGCATCGCTGAGAGCGTCGGCCCCTGTTGCCGTCCGCGACGTCGCCGGTGCGGCTGCGATCGTCGTGTCATCTTGCGCCCCGTCGGGCGTCGGTCGGGCATCAAGTCGTCGGTGCCGCTCATACCGTTATCGCTCCCAGTCGGACGATCGACAGCTCGCGCAGGCGGGCGTTCGCCACCTGCCCGGCCATCGCGGTCGTGTTGATCCGCTGGCCCGCGATGAGCGCCATGACGGTCGCGACGCTCAGCGTCGAGGCCACACCGCCCTGCGTGCGGCCGGTGCTGGTCGCACCGCCCTCCGCGTTGTTGGCCTGCGTCCCGACGGACGCGCGGATGGCGATGGCGTCGTCGAAGGCGTTGGAGAACTCCGCCCGAAACAGGATCGAGTAGTAGCCCGCGACGCCGCACTCAACGCTCAGCGTGTCGGCGTGCACGATGAACGCGCCCGCCGGGTCCAGCGTGCCGGGAAACGCCGGGTCCAGCGGAAGCTGGCGCCACGATCCGGGCGCCGCCGTCGCGACGTTCGGGCCGAAGCGGGTGATGAAGTACGACAGCGCCGAACCGGCCGGGCCTGCGACGCCCTGCGGCCCCGGCGGGCCGGGGATCTGCACCGGCGGCTCCGGTGTCAGTCCGACGCCCACCCAGCGGTAGTCGCGGAAACCGGGGGTGACAGGCGCCGCCGCCCAATACTGCCCGTCCTCGAGCGTCTGAGCTGCGATCTGAAGCGTCTGACCGGCGGCGACGACGGGGGAGAGCACGATCGGCACGCCGGTCGGCGGCAGGTCCGGGAGCACCTGGTCTGAGGTGCGCGGGTAGATCGGGACGGCCGTACCGATCGGCCACGGCACGTTGGTCAGCGTGATTCCCGCGTTGGTCTTAGCCACCGGCGCCTCCCGCCATCATCGCGAGCTGCGGCGGCCCTTCCGGCGGCGGCGGCGGGCCTTGCGGCGCCGGTGCCCCGTCGCCCTCGCCCTGGTCGGGCGGTTGCTCTTGCTGTTGCTGCGCGCGCGCCTCCAGGAAGTGCGCGAACAGCTCCGGCGGGATCTGCACGTCTTGCAGGAACGCCTGGATCGCGTCGAGCGGGATCTGCGCCTGCGGGATCTTCAGGTAGCCCTCGGGCTGTTCGACGCCGAGCAGCTCCAACGACCGCAGTAGGAGCTTCTCGCCGTTCATGCGCGGGTCTTGGCTGAGCTGCATGAACATCTGCGCGTCTTGGCGTTGCTGCGGCACGTTCTCCGGCGCGGTGGAGCCGCCCTCGACCTCGGCCGCCATCCGGCCCATCAGCTCGCGCGGGCCGATCTTGACCATCTTCCACGCGGGCACATGGGGCTGCGTGGGGTCCGGCGCCTGTGGGATCGAATACGTCCGGCTCGAGAGGATGCGGCGCTGATTGAGCGCGATGAATTCGTAGCCCTGGGGGACGATGATCTGCGTCTCGAGCAGCCGCGCCTTGTTCTGAATACGCATCGTCGCGGCGGCCTGCACGAGCTGCACACCCGTCGCGGTCTCAGACGCGCCGACGTCGCCGCCACTGACGGGATCTGAGATGCCCGACGTGCGCTGGATGTCGTCGACGATCGCCTGTTCCTCCCGGTAGGAACTGGCCGGCAGATCGGGGACCGGAATGGGAAACAGGAAGTCGCGCGGATCACCGTTGACCGGGATCGCCATGTTCGGGCCGAAGACGAGATCGTCGGGGTCGACGGCCGTCTCGTTGTAGGCGAACGTCCGCATCAGGCTGAGCGTCGCCGCGTCGCGCCGCTGGCTTCTGAGCGTGTTTATCTCGTACTGCAAGTGCTTGATCGGCTCGATCTCAGAAATGCCGACGAACCGGCCGCCGACGATCGTGGGCCGGTAAATCTGAAACGGCATCGCGGCGATCCCCGACGGGTTCGCGCCCGCCTGCACCGGATAGGTCGCGTCCAGGACCGTGATCACCTGGTCGCCGTCGTGGAACTCCCACACCTCGTGCAGCGCGTCCTGCCGGGTGGCTTCTGAGTTGTAGCCCTCCGCGCTCAGACGCTCGTCCCACACCGACGAGCGCTGCGTGCGCGCTCTCGAGCTGAGCAGATCGTCGAGCGTCCACGGGCATTCGGGATCGTTTTCCTGCGAACGCCACGTACCGTTCTTGACGTTGCGCGCGACGGCCGCCGGGCCGCGCCAGAGCCGGTGAATGACGAAATCGACGGTGTCCATCGAGTCGCCCAGCGGGTCCCACAGGAAGTCAAACGGGTCGACGCGCTCGGCGATCGCGTCGTCAAACGTGCACGTCTGAACCGGCGGCCCCTCGATGAACGTCTCCGGGTTGGCAGGGTCCTCGACCGCGAGCGTCTGAAGGCGCTTCTCGTACTTCCAGCGGGTCTTGCCGACGCCCAGCGCGTAGAGCAGGCCGTCCTTGGCGATGACCTGGAGGATCGTCTCGTAGTTGATCTGCTTTTGCTGCGCGTCAACGACGATCTTCATGTT